CGCGAGTAACGCCCGAACCCCGGTCGAAACCGCCGACAGCCTGCACTCGATGGCGGTGGCCCGCATCATCGACCTCGCCAGCGAGGGCGAGATCCGTGGCCTGGTTGCCGGCAAGCAGTCGATCTACCTGGACCAGGTGCCGATCGAGAATCCGGACGGCACGCTGAACTTCTCCGGCGTGGACGTGCAGACGCGCTCCGGCACCCAGGACCAGGAGCACATCAGCGGCTTCCCCTCCATCGAGAACGAAGTCGGGGTCAACGTCGAGCTGCGCAGCGATGCGCCGGTGGTGCGCACCGTATCGGGTGCCGATCTGTCAGCCGTCCGTATCCGCTTTGCGGTGCCGGCGTTGCAGAAGACCAACACCGAGAACGGCGACACTGAAGGCTACCGGATCATGTACGCGGTGGATCTGTCCACCGACGGCGGCCCGTTCAGCACGGTGCTGACCGATGCCTTCAGCGGCAAGACCACCAGCCAGTACGAGCGCAGCCGCCGCATCGATCTGCCTGCCGGCAGCCAGTGGCAGGTGCGCATCCGCCGGCTGACCGCCAACGCCAACAGCAGCACCATCGCCGATACCATCAACGTGCTGTCGATGACCGAGATCATCGATGCCAAGCTGCGCTATCCGAACTGTGCGCTGGCGGCGGTGCAGGTTGATGCCAGCCAGTTCCAGAACATTCCCACCCGGTCCTACCAGCTGTGGGGCCGCATCGTACGCATCCCCTCCAACTACGATCCGCTCAGCCGTCTCTACAGCGGTGTGTGGGACGGTACCTTCAAGAGTGGCTGGACCAACAATCCGGCCTGGGTGTTCTTCGACATCGTCACCAACGATCGCTTCGGCCTGGGCCATCGTGTTCCGCTGGACTGGGTGGACAAGTGGCGGCTGTACCAGATCGCGCGCTACTGCGATGAACTGGTCAGCGATGGCCAGGGCGGCAAGGAGCCGCGCTTCACCTGCAGCCTGTATCTGCAGACCCGCGCCGAGGCCTACCGCGTGCTGCAGGACATCGCCACCATGTTCCGCGGCATCAGCTTCTATGCGGCGGGGCAGGTGATGGCCTCGGCCGACATGCCCAAGGACCCGGTGCTGACCTACAGCCAGGCCAACGTCATCGAAGGGCGCTTCCACTATGCCGGCAGCAGCCGAACGGCGCGGCACACGGTGGCCCTGGTGTCGTGGATCGATCCGGACGACTTCGGCCGGCAGAAGGTCGAAGTGGTGCAGCACCTGCCTGGCGTGGCCCGCTACGGCATCAACCAGACCGAAGTGACGGCGGTGGGCTGCCACTCGCGTTCGCAGGCGCAGCGCGTGGGCAACCACATCCTGCATACCGAGATGCTGGAAACCGAGACGATCAGCTTCTCGGTGGGCCTGGATGCGCTGGGCTGCATGCCCGGTGATGTGATCCAGGTGGCCGACCCGAACCGCGCCGGCCGCCGCAATGCGGGCCGCATCCGTAGTGCGGGCACGCGCAGCCTGGTGCTGGACCGGATGCCGGAACAGATCGCGGCCGGTGACACCCTGCGTGCCACCCTGCCCAGCGGGCAGACCGAAGCACGCACGGTGCAGTCGGTGGACGGCGAGACGGTGACCGTCAGCGCGCCGTGGTCGGCGGTGCCGGTGGCGCAGTCGGTCTGGGCATTGGAATCGCCGGAGCTGGCCCTGCAGCACTATCGCGTGCTGTCGATCAGCGAAGGCGAGGACCTGACCTATCAGATCACCGCGCTCAAGCACGTGCCGGGCAAGTACGCCGCCATCGACGACGGCACGCGCCTGGATCAGCCGCCGATCAGCATCATCCCGCCCAGCGTGCAGCCGGCACCGGCCAACGTGCGGATGGCCTCGCATGTGGTGGTCGACCAGGGCATCGCTACCTCCGTGCTCACGATCGAGTGGGATGCTGCGGACAAGGCGATCGGTTATGACGTGGAATGGCGCCGTGGCGATCTCAACTGGGTCCGCGCTGGTCGCGTCGGGACGCAAAGCCTGGAAGTGCGGGGCGTCTACGCAGGCGAGTATCTGGCCCGCGTACGCGCGGTCAATGCGCTGGGCGCGGTGTCGCAGCCGACGCTCAGCGCGCTCACCACCATTGAAGGCAAGACGACGCCGCCCCCCTCGCTGGCATCGTTGACCAGCACTGCCCGCCCCTTCGGCATCGCACTGTCCTGGGGCTTCCCCGCAGGTGCAACCGATACCGAACGGACCGAACTCTGGTACAGCACTGGCCCCAATCGCGAGAGCGCGATCAAGCTGGGCGACTTCGCCTACCCGCAGGCCCAGCACCAGATGAACGGCCTGGCCGCTGGCGCGCGCTTCTGGTTCTGGGGACGGCTGGTGGATCGAAGTGGCAACATCGGCCCGTGGTATCCGGCGCAAGCCGGGGTGATGGGTGAGTCCAGCAGCAACCCGGATGACTACGACGCCTACTTCGCCGGCCGCATCAACGAAAGCGCGCTGGGTCAACAGCTGAAGGGCAAGATCGAGCGCGTCACCGAAGTGCTGCCGCTGGTCTGGGATGCCTCGGCAATCTACACCCCGGGCCAGACCGTCATCCACGACGGCCGGATCTGGAGCTGGCAGGGCGCCGCTGCAGGCAACGAGACGCCGCCGGGCAGCCACTGGAAGAGCATCGGCGACGCGATCGCCGAGGCGGGCGCCATCGTCGGCCGTGTCGACCAGCTGGAAATGGACGTGACCGACGTCGATGGCAAGGTGGCTGCGCAGGGGCAGAAGGTCGATGGCCTGTTCGCCCAGGTCAGCGACCACAGTGCCGGCGAGGAGGACTACAACGTCGGCGAGAACGATGTCAGCGCCGGCGCCATCACCGTCTACAGCGTGATGGCCGAGAAGGACGCGGCACTGGCCAAGCGCGTGGACACGGTCGAAGCGTCCATCGAAGGTGTTCCAGGCAAAATCGAGGGCGTCAGCGCCGCGGTCCAGCAGGTCTCGCAGGCCGTGGTCAACCTGGATGGCAAGGTCAGCGCGACCTATACGGTCAAGGCGCAGATCACCAGCGCCGGGCAGATCTACATGGCCGGCATGGGTCTGGGCGTGGAGCAGCAGCCAGATGGCAGCTACCAGAGCCAGATCCTGATGCAGGCCGATCGCTTCGCGCTGATCAACGAGAGAAATGGACAGATCACCACGCCCTTCGTGGTCGAGAACGGCCAGACCTTCATCAGTCAGGCATTGATCGGGAACGGCAGGATCCAGAACGCGATGATCGGTGATTTCATCCAGTCCAACGCGGTGGGTGCGAGAGGGCAGCCACGCTGGCGGTTGGACAAGAGCGGCGCGATGACGATGACCGGCCCCGACAATGGTGGCTATCTGACCATCGTCAACAACGTGATCCAGGTATTTGATGCAGCAGGAACGCTGCGCGTGCAGATGGGGGTGTGGTAATGCCAGTCGGAATCCAGGTTTTCAATGCGGATGGCAGTCTGGGCTATGACCCGCAAGGCAGGTTGTTCCGCGTGCTTGCAAGCATCCAGTACAGCACGGTCGACGGCAGCGCAGCCTTCTCCCGGCAACCGGAAGATACCGATCTGACGGCGGTTGCTCGCGGCAGGTATGCCCCGGACTTCTCCATCGACGTGGCCTCCGGCATCGTCAGCTGGCGTCACGTCAATGTTCCCGCCAAGGACCGCTATCCCGGCATCGTCGAAATATGGGCCCGCTGATATGACTGCAGGAATCAAGATCATCAATGACTGGGGCACCGTACTGATCGACGATGCCTTCCCGACACTCGCCATGCTGGCTCAAGGCACTACCACGCTGGATGGCGAAGGAAGCAGGTACATCGGCAACCATGCCGGCATGGTTGCCGTGCGTTCGACCTCGGTGGTTGGAAGCCAGTACTACAATCAGATCGACGGCTATTCGGCTGGGCTGTATCTGTTTGGTCCGCCCGGCGCAGTGGTGCAGTGGTATGTGTACGCGCCACCGCAGGAGCCACCAAGCAATTTTGGACTGATCATCCGTGACGGTGCCGGCCGCCTGATGTTCGACGCAGGCCGGAAAGCCGCGCGGGTGGCTGGCCTTCGTTCTGCGTCGACACGGCCTGGCTGGCAGGGGAGCGCCCAGTTTGATCCTGGACGTGCCTGGGCAGTGATGCCCCTGGTTCACGCGTACGATTCGGCGAACACGTTCCAGCGATGGGGCGATCCGCAGGAATACCTGCAACACGAGGACGTAAGTGTTTCCGGAGGGGCGGTCAACGGTGGAACCATCACGTTCGGGATGACGCAGACGGCGCGGCGTACCTACGGCCCCTACTACGGACTACCTCTACCCACCCGGTTCACCTATACCGGGAACAATGCAGCCCTCGCGGTGCTTGATGTAACCGGCTACTAGTGTCGGCCATGCTGGCCGAGATCGGCCTGCTCGAGTTGATCGAACAGGTGGGCGGGGGCGGCGGCGGGCACTGACGCTTCCGCGTTCGCGTCTGAGACGACGCGCACGCATTCTGAAGCCGGTCAGGCACCTGAAACCGTCGCTGTCGTAGCATTGCCCGCGTGATGGGGCCGATGGACGGCCCCGCGTTGACGGGCCACGTGCCTGGATGCCAAGGAGATGCAAGCAATGCAGGGAACAAACCACCTTCCAGCGGCCCCCCGCGAAACGTTCGGCAGGGCCGGGGCCACCGCGCTTGCGCTGGCCCTGGGCCTCAGCCTGGCAGCATGCCAGGCCAAGAGCCCGGAGGCGGATACGGCAGTTGCCCCCGCCGCCGCCGCGCCCGCCACCGCATCGCCGCCCGCCACTGCAGAGCCTGCACGCGCCGCACCTGCCACGACAGCGGCCGATGCCGATGATCAGGACATGCCGCCGCAGCGCCCGGATGATTCCTACAACAAAGCCACGCTGCGGCCGCAGTACGCCACGTGCGTGAACTCCAGCGGCGGCGAGACCCCCGCACTGCAGGCGTGTGGCGATGAGGAGCTTGCCTGGCAGGAGCAGCGACTCGAGCAGGCCTTCATGAAGATCGTCGACGGTCCCGATGGCAAGGACAAGGATAGGCTGATGGACGAGCAGGCCGCCTACATGTCCGATACCAATCGCTACTGCAGCTGGAACCCTGCCGAAGACGGGCAGGGGCAGATGCTGGACGCGCAGTCCTGCCGGATCAATCGCACCGCCAACCGTGCCGACGTGCTGCAGGCACTGACCTCGAAGTAATTCCCCCGCAAAGGAGTGCAGGAAAATGGATGTTGTGACCCAGGCAAAGCAGGCAATGGACAACTGGCATCGCGGCCAGACGTCGGCGCATTTCGAAACCGGAGGTCGCGGCCCCGGCCACGTTTCCACCGGCAGGGGCGACCATGGCGGCGTGTCGTATGGCAGTTACCAGTACGCCACCAACGTTGGCGGCGTGGATGAGTACGTCGCCGCCTCGCGCTATGGCAACCGCTTCAACGGCCTGCAGGCAGGAACCCCGGCCTTCACCGAACGCTGGAAGGAAGTGGCGGCCGCCGATCCGGCAGGGTTTGCCAGGGACCAGCACGACTTCATCCAGCACAAGTACTACGACGTGCAGATGGGCCGCCTGAAGGATGTGGGCATCGATCTCTCCGGCCGTGGTGCGGCCGTGCAGGATGCGCTGTGGAGCACCTCGGTGCAGTACCGCGGCATGACCCGGTCGGTGTTCCAGAAGGGCCTGCAGCAGGCCTATGGCGAAGACTTCAAGCTGACTGAGCTGAGTGACGAGCAGATCGTCCGCGCGGTGCAGGACTACAAGCACGCCAATGTGCAGGTGCACTTCCAGAGCTCGCCCACCCTGTGGGATTCGCTGCGTGATCGTGCGCTCACCGAGAAGACCGCACTGGTCGGGCTGGCGCGCTACGACCAGGTCAACCACAACCCCGAGGCTTACCGGGGCAAGGATTACCAGCAGGTGTTCGGTGAACCTGAGCCCGGCCAGCGCGGCCAGCGTGCGGCGGCATCGGCGATGGCCGACGGCGTGCTGGCACCCGGCGAGCGTGGTACCGAGGTCCAGACCCTGCAGGCCAAGCTGATCCAGGCCGGCCATAGCGGTCGCAACGGGCAACCGCTGACAGCCGATAGCCACTACGGTGCCAATACCGAGCATGCAGTGCGCGAGTTCCAGCAGGCGCATGGGCTGACCGTCGATGGCAAGGCCGGCCGGCAGACCCTGCAGGCCCTGGATACGGCGGTACGCGAGCACACGCCGGCGCAGCCTGTGGCACCGGCCACGCCTGCACCGGTCACTCCTGCTGCGGCACCCGCACCCGCGACTGCGCGGGAAGCCGATGCCGCCGCCGCGCCCGGTGGCCAGCGCATCGTCGTGGTCGAACCCTTTGGCAACGGCAGCAGCAACCGCACACTGCGCCATGGCACCAGTGGCGAGGATGCCTATCGCGAACTGAAGATCCATCACCCCAACACCAATGCCGAGGCCGTGCGCACCGGCAATGCCGCCAAGGCTGACCGCCCGTCGGCCATGGTCGAGGGCGAACTGGAAACGGTACGGACCCGCGGTGATCGCAACGGCATCCCGCTGGTGCACAAGGATCTGATCCTGAGCAATGCGCGCGGCGATCGGGAGGTGATGATTCCCAATCCGGTCGCCGGGTATGTCCAGGTCAACAATGACAAGTGGAATTCGATCAGCATCTGGAGCCATCGGGCCGGGCATCCGCAGCGCGAACTGGTCGGGCAGGTGCTGCACGGTGCGCGTGGAACCACCCCTTACAAGACCGGTGATTTCGTCGAGTACGGTGCGCCGTTGATCCGCCAGTCCGATGCCGGTACCCCGGGTGCCGTGCACGCTCATATCGAGCTCGAGCCCGATCAGTACCGCAGGTTCCTAGGTGACATGCTCAACGACCGCATCACCCTGGGCGGCAAGGTCCACGCGCAGGGCCCCGAGGCCGCGCAGGCCGCACGCAGTGCACAGCAGGCGCCGATGGCCGATGGCGTGCTGAAGCAGGGCGAGCGCGGCGATGAGGTC